TAGGTTTAACTGCACTGGCTGGAGCAGTGGGATTTGCTTCTGAAAAAATGTCAGACTTGGCCAAATTTGGTCTTGAAGTAGCAGTCAAAGAGTTAGAAAAAACAACAAAGGCATATAACGACAGTGCAACTGCTGGGGCACTATTTGCCGACGGCCTAGAAGGGCTAAGAAATACTGCACATTCAGCAAACTTAACAGTGGCGCAATTTGCCAATGTACTTAAGAATAACTCTGGAGATTTAGCGGCTGCTGGTATCGGGCAAGTTGAAGCCGCTAAACAAGTTGGCCGTGTTGGTAAAGCATTTAAAGAATCTGGCGTACAAGATCAATTATTGAAGCTAGGTTATGGATTTGAAGAACAGGCCGCACTGACAGCAGAAACAATGGCCAGTATGCGTAGATCAGCAGGCGGCCGCGTTAGCGATGCCGAAGTGGCCACACAAACAGCCAAATATGCAGAAAACCTAAGATTAATTGCCAGTTTGACCGGCGAAGATGCCAAGAAAAAAGTACAGGCTGTACAAGAACAAAACAATATCTTGGCGTTCCAACAAGAGTTAGCCAAGAAGTCTCCACAACAACGTGCTGAAATTGACAAGGCCATGGCCTTGATGACAGAGCAAGAAAGAAAGAATTTCAGAGAGCGTGTGATTTTTGGTGATGTAATTAACAAAGAAGGCGCAATATTTGAAGCCAATGTCAGTGGCGCAAGAGAAAAGAGTTTAACACTAGTTGATGCATTTAATAATAACAGATTGACTACAGAAGCAGTGGCCGAAGCCAATGCACAATACGGTGAGCAAATTAGAGAAAGTATTTTGTCACAACAGGCATTGGGTCAAGCGGCCTATGCGGCAGGTGGTGCGTTGGGCGATGTTGCCAAAGCAATGATGGAAAGTGTAACGCAGTCTACTACACAAACCGCAGAAGCATTGGCCGCTAACAAAGCATCAATTGAAGCTGCCAAAAATACACAAAATGAATTAACTAATCAATATGTTGCCGCGGCCAAGTCGGCGCAGGATTTAAAAATTGCAGTTGAAATTGAATTGACTGGTGCAATTAAAAACTTTGCTAAAATTGCCAATTCTATATTAGACGGATTAAAATCTCAAATGGCGGCCTTGGGCCTGGGTGGAATGACCGGTGGTCCTGGTGATATAAAAGCACAGCTGGAAAAACAAGACGAAACAAATAGAGCTCAAATGACAATGAGTGAAAAAGCCATGTCATATGTGGCTGGGGCAGTCGAATCAGTTCCGCAAGGACTAGGCAAAGCATTAAGTGGAATTGGACTAAACTTAATTGGCGATTGGATGCAGTCAAAAACTAATGAAGTCCAAAAAGAAAGAATTGAAAACGAATCAAAATATTTAAAGTCTGAAGGTAGAAGCCAAGACGCTGCCAAAGTAGAAGAAAAATTTGATAAAGCGGCAAGCGGAGTTGATGCATTGGGTAGTGCAGTTGCCCGAAGCATTGAAGTTATGGGATTCTTTGCCAGTGAGCTAACTGGATTAAGTTTTATAACAGACATGACTAAAAAGGCTCAAGAACAACGTCTTGAGTACGAACGTAATTATGTAAAAGAAAAAGATAAAGAAGGTACCGGTAAAGTAAAAATGGCACAAGGTGGTGTTGTGTCTGGACCAACTACTGGATTTGACAATGTTGAGTTGCATGGCACAGAAGCAGTAATTCCGTTGTCGGGCGGTCGTGCTGTACCTGTCAGCATCGAAGGTGGTGTTGAACTGAAGAATCAGACTCCTGGTCAGCTACTGGAAGGAATGGCGTCACACTATGACGATCTGACCAACACAGTTAAATCGTACTTTCAATTGCAAGGACAGCTACAATCTCTTGAAGCACTAAAAGACACCGGTGGAAAACCTGTTTATGTAGACACTGATCCAGAGTTGTTAAAAAGCACAAATTCAATGTACACCAAACTTGACGAAATGAAACAAGTTTTGTTGAACAGTGGTTACAATAAAAATTTCTTAGAAAATAGTGACATAGCAGATAAAAGTCCTAAATTAGATTTACGCTATTATGATGTAATGGACTTGATGGAGGACACACAATCAAAAGGATTTAGTCGATTCAATGAGTTAATGTCCAAGTATGATTTGCTGTCGTCGGAGATCAAAGGGTCTGGCAATTTAACTGATGTTTCGGCCAATTTTAGTCAAAGTTTTCTTGATGCAGTTGAACTGTTAAAAACCAAAGCTGTTGATATAGCCGGCGCAAATTTTGACAAATTGAATAAAAGCAGATCTATTACGCCAGAAATGGATAAAAATCAACTGTCAAAATTGATGGAAGATGGACCAGTTGCTGTATTCTCTAAAGTATTTGATAGCGCCGCAATTGGGCTAAAGTCTGTGTTTACCACAGTGGACGAAACAGAAAAGGCAAAACTGACAGAAACTACAAGAGGGTTGCAAGATACCTTTGGCAATATCAAAGAAAAGATATTCCAAGGTTTGACAATGCCTACTGAAAATTTTGTAGCACCTCTAAGAGATTTAACAGCCAGCTTTGATAAAAAAACAGAACAGCCCGGGTTTGATACAGAAGAATTTAGAAAAGCATTGACCGAAGGCATCAAATTGGCAATGTCTACTGTGACAACAAAAGCAGAAGCAGAAGACACAGTTCCTAAAGTTGATCTGAATGTTTCTAAATTAGAAGAGTTAATAGCTGTCATGCAAGAGCATAAAGAGTTGGCTCGAAAACAAGTTGAACAAAGCCAAGAAATGGCTGGCCTACTAGATGAACATAAATCTTTGAGTCAGCAATTATTGAATAACTCATACTAAGGTTAAATACACTACTGAGAAAACATCTATGTCTTGGAAAAAATATTTTAAAACTAGCAATTTACCATCTAATTTAAGCCCAATTGGTAGCGTAAACGTACCCGATATGACCTATCGCAATTGGCAAAGTAACTTGCCAGATGTATATATTGGGCATCCAAATCGTATTGAGCGATACAATCAATACGAACAAATGGACATGGACAGCGAAGTCAACGCCGCACTGGATATACTTGCTGAATTTTGTACACAAAAAAATGACGAAGATACTATGCCTTTTAGTATCCATTTTAAAGAAAAGCCCACAGATAATGAAGTAAAAATTATCAAAGAACAACTAAACCAATGGGTTAGTTTAAATGAGCTAAACAAAAGAATCTTTAAAATTGTAAGAAACACAATAAAGTATGGCGATCAAGTTTTTGTTAGAGATCCTGAAACTTTTAAAATGTTCTGGGTTGAAAGTGCCAAAGTTGTTAAAATTATTGTAAACGAAGCAGAAGGCAAGAAACCAGAACAGTATGTGGTTAAAGATCTTAATCCCAATTTAGAGAATTTAACTGTTACAGCAGTAACTACAAACGACACATATTCTACTAATCCTCAAGTTGGCGGACCCAGCGGGGCATATATAATGCCGTCAAAGGCCATGACCGGCGGTGGTAGATTTCAAAATGCACAAAATGAAAAAGCAATTAATGCAGAACATGTAATACACTTGAGTTTGACCGAAGGCTTAGATATATTTTGGCCATTTGGTAATAGTGTACTAGAAAACATTTTTAAAGTATTCAAACAAAAAGAATTGCTAGAAGATAGTATTATTATCTACCGTGTACAACGTGCTCCTGAACGCAGAGTATTTAAAATTGATGTGGGTAACATGCCAGCACACATGGCCATGGCTTTTGTTGAGCGTATTAAAAACGAAGTCAACCAACGAAGAATACCAAGCCAAACTGGCGGCGGCACCAACATGATGGATGCCACTTACAATCCATTGAGTACCAATGAAGATTACTTTTTTCCTACCACAGCAGATGGTAGAGGATCTAGTGTAGATGTATTACCAGGCGGACAGAATCTAGGCGAAATTACCGATTTAAAGTTTTTTACAAATAAGTTATTTCGAGGATTGCGTATTCCTAGCAGTTATTTGCCCACAGGAATGGATGACGGAACCCAGGCAGTCACAGACGGGCGTGTGGGTACAGCATTAATTCAGGAATGGCGTTTTAACCAATACTGTAAACGTCTACAGTCAATGATTGTAGACAAGTTAGATCAAGAATTTAAAATGTTTATGCGTTTCAGAGGCATAAACATCGACGGACAAATTTTTGATCTAATATTTAATGAACCACAAAATTTTGCACAATATCGTCAGGCTGAAGTAGATGCGGCAAGAATTACTACATTTACACAACTTGAACAATATCCTTATTTGAGCAAGAGATTTTTGCTTAAACGTTATTTAGGACTAAGCGAAACTGAAATGGCTGAGAACGAAATAATGTGGAAAGAAGAGCAAGGACAACCTGACACAGCCGAAGCTGAAGGCAGTAATTTACGTAACGTTGGTATTACTCCTGGTGCCATTTCACAGGATCTAGAAGGACTTGACACACCGCCCGAAGGCGAAGGTGAGCCAGGTGCCGAGCCAACTCCGGGTGCAGGACCTGGTGCAGGTGCACCTAACACAACCGCTGCCGCCCCGGGTTCTTCGCCAGCATTATAAATATAGTACTATGCTTATACTTGAACTGTTTACCAATACCGATCGTAGAATTGAAAAAGACGATAATTCACCTTTAAAAATAAATGATGTTCGTAAAACACGACTGTCATTGGCACACATCAACACTATCAGAATGGCTAGAGATGTTCGAAAATTTGAACAAGAAGAAAAAGCCAAAAATGTTTCAAAACAATATTCAGTACCCGCAGAATCTGCCGCGGGCGGCGTTAGCGCCTAAAATACTTCAAAAAACACCCATTTAACCCTGAAATATACGTAGTTTTGTAAATAACTTTACAAAGCACTTATTTTAAGGAGTTCCTATGAACAAATATGAGAAGCTAATTGAATACATCATCAATGATGAAGAAGCAAAAGCTAAAGAATTATTTCACGAGATTGTGGTAGAAAAGTCTCGTGATATTTACGAAAGTATTATGGATGAAGAAATGATTGACGAAGTCGACGAGAAAAACGCAGTCGATGACTTAGTTGATGACATTTCCGATGAAGTACAAAAAGACGAAACCATGGAAGCCGACGAAGAGGAAGTCGACATGGATGCCGAAGTAATCGACGGCGATGACGAAATGGGCGACGAAATGGGCGACGGCGAGCCAGCCACTAAAGCAGACGTTATGGATCTATCTACACAACTAGATGCATTAACAGCCAAGTTTGACGAACTGCTATCAGGCGAGCAACAAGAGCCAGAGCACGACGACATGGACATGGACATGGATGCAGACATGGGCATGGATGCAGATCAGCCAAAAGAAAACATGTCTTTTGAATCTGTAAACGAAGCAGAAGAAGAAGACGAAGACGACGAAGAAGACGACAAAGACGACAAAGAAGCTAAAAAAGATAGCAAAATGGAATCACGCAAATCTGAATCAGAATTAATGCGCGAGTACGTTGAGAAGATCAGTGCTGTTGTCAACACCGAAGGCAATGAAGTTGGTGCCGGTAGTAGCGTTCCAGTTAACAAAACCAGTGTAGGATTGTCTAAAGATCCAGGCTTTGGTGGCACAGCTGGAAACATTGCCAAAGGCGGAAGCGAACAAGCACCCGATGGCACTAGCCCAAAGAAAGCTAACAACCCTTATACCAAGGGTCAAGGTGAACATCCTGTAGCTAAAAAGAACGTAAACGTTCCTGGCGGTAAAGCAGGTACTTTCTTCAGCGGTAAAGCAAAAGCTAAAACTGGTGAAGAAGGCGGAGTTAATAAATCCAGCCTTGAGTCTGGTAATTAATAGGAATAATAATGGCTTTGTTACTAAGAGAGCATTTAACCTTCGATAACGCTGGAATGAAAGTGTTGTCGGAGGACTCTGCTGATGGCAAAGGTAAAGATCTTTACATGGAAGGTATCTTTATTCAGGGTGGTGTTAAAAACGCCAATGCCCGAGTATATCCTGTACATGAAATTGAAAAAGCCGTTATTCAGATTAACGAACAACTTAAACAAGGTTACAGTGTTCTAGGAGAAGTAGATCACCCCGATGACCTAAAAATTAATTTAGACCGCGTCAGCCACATGATTACGAAAATGTGGATGGACGGTCCTACAGGTTTTGGTAAACTTAAAGTACTTCCAACTCCAATGGGAAAACTAGTTGAAGCCATGCTAGCAAGCGGCGTTAAATTAGGAGTTAGTTCCAGAGGATCAGGAGAAGTAAGTGAAGGATCAGGACACGTTAGCAATTTTGATATTGTTACAGTAGACATCGTGGCACAGCCAAGCGCACCCAATGCATATCCAAAAGCCATTTACGAAGGGCTAATGAATATGAAAAACGGTCAAAAAATCTTGGAAATGGCACGTGAACCCGGCACCGATCAAAGAGTACAGAAGTACATGAGAGAGGCAGTGGTGCGCCTAATCAACGAACTTAAATTATAAGGAGATATCCAATGTTTGATGCTATCAAACCGCTGTTGGATAGTGGTATTGTAAACGAAGATACTCGCCAGGCAATCAGTGAAGCATGGGAAACCAAACTTCTTGAAGCCCGTGAGAGTATTCGCGCTGAATTGCGCGAAGAATTTGCTACCCGCTATCAGCATGATAAAACAGTAATGGTTGAAGCTCTAGACAAAATGGTTACTGAATCTCTGTCTGCAGAACTACAAGAGTTCCACGCAGAAAAACAAGCATTAGCAGAAGATCGTGTGAAATTTAAACATCACATGGTTGAAAGCTCAGGTAAGTTTAATGATTTTATGGTTTCTAAATTGGCCGAAGAAATTCAAGAATTACGTGCTGATCGTAAACAATACGAAAACAGCGTAGCTAAACTTGAAGAGTTTGTTATTAAACAACTAGCTGAAGAAATTCACGAGTTTGAAAAAGACAAACAGGCAGTGGTTGAAACCAAAGTCAGACTTATTGCTGGCGCTAAAGAAAAATTAGCTGAATTACAACAACAGTTTATTCAGCGTAGCGCAGTACTTGTTAAAGAGTCAGTTTCTAATAAACTAGAAGCAGAATTAACACAGCTCAAAGAAGATGTACAAATTGCTCGTGAGAACATGTTTGGCCGTCGTTTATTTGAAGCATTTGCCAGTGAGTTTGCAGTTACTCATCTCAATGAGAACAAAGTAATTGCAAAACTAAAACACGATATTGCTGAAAAAGACAACTTAATCATCGAAGCTCGTAAAGAAGCCGAAGAGAAAACAGTTTTAGTCGAAAGCAAAAATCGTGAAATTAACATTATTAAGGAGTCAACAACTCGTAAAGAAAAACTAAACGAATTGTTGAAATCACTAGTAAAAGAGAAAGCCGCTGTAATGAGCGAACTTCTCGAATCGGTGCAGACTGACAAGCTACAGACTGCGTACGATAAGTATCTTCCAGCAGTACTTAATAACGGAAACGGAAAAGCAAAAGCAGAAAAAGCTCAGGTTTTATCCGAAAGCCGTGTTGAAGTAACTGGAGATAAATCTGCTAAGGTTACCGCACCTGAGTCAATTGACACTAATGTCATTGAGTTAAAGCGATTAGCAGGGCTTAAATAATAGCTTTTCATTTATAAGGAAATATAAAAATGACAACCCAACCACTATTAGAAAATCGTTGGACCGAAACCAAAGAGGCCCTGTTAGAAGGTCTTCAAGGTTCTAAGCGTACCAGCATGAGTGTTATCTTGGAAAACACTCGCAGACATTTGATGGAAAACGCCAGCGCAGGTTCAACCCAAGCTGGTAACGTAGCCACACTTAACCGTGTAATTCTACCAGTTATCCGTCGCGTAATGCCAACAGTTATTGCTAACGAAATCGTTGGCGTACAACCAATGACTGGCCCAGTATCACAAATTCACACACTACGTGTTCGTTATGCTGATACAGTTGCTTACACTGGCAGTTCTGATCCTACACTAGGAACCAGCACAACAGCCGGTGACGAAGCATTGAGTCCATTCAAGATCGCTACTGCTTACTCCGGTAATGCCGCTACTGGTCGTGCCTCTGGAACAAGCACACTAGAAGGTGTACCAGGTAACCGTATCAACGTTCAAATCTTGAAACAAGTTGTTGAAGCTAAGACACGTAAGTTGTCAGCACGTTGGACATTCGAAGCCGCTCAAGACGCACAAGCCATGCATGGTATTGACGTTGAGGCAGAAATCATGGCCGCACTTGCTCAAGAAATTACCGTAGAAATTGACCAGGAAATCCTAGGTTCTCTACGTGCTCTATCTGCAACTGAGTATGCATATGACCAAGCTGCCGTTAGCGGTACAGCTACATTCGTTGGTGACGAACACGCCGCATTGGCAGTTCTAATCAACCGCACAGCTAACTTGATCGCCCAACGTACACGTCGTGGCGCAGGTAACTGGGCTGTTGTTTCTCCAGCCGCATTGACAGTATTGCAAAGTGCTACAACTAGCGCATTTGCACGTACTACAGAAGGCACTTTCGAAGCACCTACAAACACCAAGTTTGTTGGTACATTGAATGGCGCAATGCGTGTTTACGTTGACAGCTATGCTAGCGATAGCACACCTGTTCTAGTTGGTTATAAAGGTTCTAGCGAGGCAGATGCTGCCGCGTTCTATTGCCCTTACATTCCATTGATGAGCAGTGGTGTTGTTCTAGATCCATCTACTTTCGAACCAGTAGTTGGCTTTATGACACACTACCTAGGTGAGATTTCTGTATCTAACCTATCATTCCAGTAATATTGGAATAAACTTTTTACCCTCGGGATGGGAAGTTACATTAAAGGGCCGCAAGGCCCTTTTTTGTTGGCCGCGGTAAATACACTACAAGCAATAATGCTTTTATGCAATCTAACCCGTTGCGTAGCCGCTAGAACCGGCATTGGACTTCTTTATAGGAGAAATATCATGGGTCGTCCCTTAAACAAAAAATATTTTGGTAATCGTAACATTGGTACAGGTGGATACGAAATCAATGGTGGATTATCAAACAGCCAAAACTACGCAGATGATAACATCGGCGGCGAGGGCATTGCTAGCATTAACTGGTCAACACTCGGTGCATTCTCGGGCAATGGCGCTGTTCAAGTACTGACAGCAATTCCAGCACTTCCGGCACCATCAATACCTGGTGGCGTACAAGCAACTTGGACTATGCAGTTTGAAGTTGAAAGCGTTTTTACTGGCTCAGGCAAAACTAATTTAGCAGTAGGAGACACATTTGGCGTAGCAAGTGTTCCAGGAATGATTGCTAAAGTAACTGATGTTAGTGGTGCTAATGCAGTTTGGTCAGTTACCACAACTGGCGCAAGTCGTGGTGATGCTCTAGCATTGGCTGACATTCCGCAAGATACTGTTGGTATTACACTAACTAAAATTGCAGGTTCAGGTACTGCGGCAACGTTCTTAGTGGATATCCTATTCCGTGTCAAAGAATCTACAGTAACTATTACTGAACAAGGATCTGGCTATGTAGGTACAGAAACATTTACATTCGCCAAGCCAGGTACCACAACTGGTACAGTGCCAGCTGGTACTATTGTGTTAACAACAAACAGTGGCGGTTATATTAACACATCAGGTGATAATATGAACGCCGACAATCAAGAAAATGCTATCCTTATCTATGCCAAAACAACCAGTGGCGGCACAGTTCAAGTTGGTGATATTATCAAACAGACTAATTCTCGTAGTTACAAAGTTAAAACAGCAGACGGTATCGCTATTGCTAAATTAGTTGCTAAAGCTAGCCCGGCAGTTAACGAAGCCAGCATTACAGCCACAGACCAAGGTGGTGCAACTTACTACGTAACAAAATTAACAGCACACAAAGCACTTTTAACTAGTACAGGTAGTGGTACTCCACAGTTTGTTGATGGATCCAGTGTAAAATGGACATTTGGCACAGCGGTTGTCGATAGTTCAGTAACAATTGCTAACGCATAAGGAGAACACAAATGTCAAAATTAAAAGTAGCAAAAACACATTCGGTAACAGGCCAACAAGTTGATTCTTATATCAGCCCAACGCAAGTCACATCAAGCGGCACCACAGACTATCCTGGTGCAGTCGGTGGAGACAAATCACAAGCTGGCCCACAAATACACGCACAAGTACGTGTAGCAGGTCAGTCGGCCGCAGAGGGCAGTATCCTATTAATGAAAGGTGCCCACAAGCACTATGTTATGGATGAAGCAGGTAACAAAGGTCAATGCACATTGGTAAACAAAGCCAAAGGAAGTTTGGACGCTGGCGAAATGAGTATTACTGTAACTACAGCAACAACTACATTTTACGCAAGTAAAATTACCAATAAGTTTGTTTGGGACTTTAGTGCCACTCCTAAAAAGTATCGCTACTGGCACAATGCCACAGCAACTACATCAAATGAATATGTAACGGATTATGCCGCAGGCGCGGCTGGTTTTGTAAGCATACCCGACGCAAGTTAATTGAAGTAGTAACAAAAAGGATATTAATCCTATTATACTATTAAGTTAGTATGACACAACTCAAAACAGCTCTTCGGGGCTGTTTTTTTTTGATTTTACAGATGATTTATGATAGATAAATATTGGATATAAGGAAATTCTGAATGAGTACCATTAAAAGACTTTCTGGCGATTACTATGTCAAGACGTTGCAATC